CGGGAATAGCTCAGTTGGTAGAGCACGACCTTGCCAAGGTCGGGGTCGCGAGTTCGAGTCTCGTTTCCCGCTCCAAATTAAAAGCATCGGCAGTAGCGGGTGTTTAGGTATTAAAGGCGCGTTAGCAAAGCGGTTATGTAGCGGATTGCAAATCCGTCTAGTCCGGTTCGACTCCGGAACGCGCCTCCACTTTATATCCCGAGCCCGGATGGTGGAATCGGTAGACACAAGGGATTTAAAATCCCTCGGCGTTCGCGCTGTGTGGGTTCAAGTCCCACTCCGGGTACCATTGGGATAAAGTAGAATAATCAAAGCAATAAGCAGTGTCGTGAAACCACCTCCGGGTGGTTTTTTCATTTCTGAAACGTCATTTCCGAAGATGCGTCCGAAGATGGTTTTTCTACGAACGCATAGCGATTCATTTTTTCTGACCGCCAACAACCGGCACAATTTTAGTTTTCCTGTCATAAATCGCCGTTTGTCTCGAATTCTTATGACCAGAAATTGCCTGCTTCTCCTCGAGGCTTCCTTCCAGATCAGAGACACCTTTAGCCTTCAGATCGTGAAATGTGAAGTCTATCTGCAGGTGTGGGTACTTCTCCTGTGCTGCAATTTTGGCTTCGCGCCAGCGTGAATTAAAACCGTCGCGAGTGTATTTACTGCCGCTGGTCTGGTGAATGACGAACAGGCTACGGATACCCGGCTTTAACGGCAGGGAACGGGCGAGGGCGACGGCAGCGCGGAGGCGTGGCGACCATGCCTTGATTTGCTTCACGCCTGTTTTCCCCTGGCGGATAAATATCCCGGTTTCCCGTATCTGGTCTTCAGTTAAAGCCAGCACATCGCTTTGTCTGGCCAGACACAAATAAGCTATTTCCATGGTGGCGCGCACTACGTCCGGAGCAACATCGTAAACCGCTTTGTATTCTTCGTCGGTGATGTAACGCTCTCGGGCTGTCTCTTTGAACTTCTTAACGCCCTGGCAGGGATTGTGCTGGACGTAACCCCGCTCGTAACCCCAGCGGAATACCCGCGAGAGAAAACTCTTTTCCCGGTTGGCCTGCGTTTTACTGGCAATACCACGTTGATCCATATATCGCCGGATGTGTTCTGGTTTAATTTTATCAGGGTTAACTTTCCCGAATACTGGCAATACTTTTCCTGCGTATTTCGTATAGTCTTTTCTGGTTTCTGCCGCTAAATCCTGCCAGTCTGGAGACGCCATAAACTGCTCTGTGAGCGCCTGGAACGTTTTTCTTTCTGTCACTTCACCGACAGCTTTTTCATATGCCAGCCATACAGCGGATTGTGGTTCATTTAACCCACTCAGGCGGATCCCTTTGTTGTCTTTCGTACGGAATTCAAATGCAGCCTTGCCCCGGTATACTCGCGGGGGCATCCAACTATCGGCAGGATTCTTTCGCTTTCCGGCCATCGAATATAGCTCCAAAATCAGGTTCGTCATTTTCGTGCGTTATATCTTCCTTCTGGCCGCGGTACTTGATCGGGTTCAGGAAGTGGCCCCATGTGGTTTTAGGGTGGCCATCTGCTCTTTCCATAAAGAAGATGCCGGCCCGGCGCAGCGCCTCACATTGTTTTGATTTAAGTGGCGTCCCCGTCAGCTCGATCATTTCCTCTCTGGTGATGATGTCGTGATCGTGTCTCATGGTCTTTCCTCAGCATGCCGGCTATAGCGTTGTCTGCTGCATCGCAAGCGCGCTGGATATCGGACTGGGTCAGAGTCCTCTTTCTAACGCTGGCTGATAGCCTGCCAATTTTGATATCGAATTCTGAAAGTAAAACTACACCTGGTTGCCAACGTAGCATTGTGATCTCCGGTTTATTGGTAGACCACAATGCTATCGGTAGTGATGGGTTATTTCTGATTACGCTTAATCAGGTTTTGTTCCGGTCGGAATGCGCCATCTTCACGCGTAATCTTGATATTACGAGGGAAGTGCATGCCGAGTTCGCAACGGGCCCGTGCTTCGATAATTGCATTGGTTCCATCTGGTAAAACGACATGAACCGCATCACCTTTCTTCAGGGATAGTCTCAGCATATCAGCGCACCTGCAGTGAACGTTCGCCTATTTCAATATGGGCGCCCGGAACAGGGTTTAAGAGCTCTTCCGGGATTTCCCCACCATCTGCGCTAATCTGAGCCGCTGCCGCTTCTGCTGACTCGATAGCCTCTTTGATTGCCTTTTTGTCAGGCGCAACTACTGTCTGAACAGTCACCAATTCATCCGGGAGTAAATCAACGTTATCGATCACCACGTTGATTGCACCTTTACGGGCGGTGAAGGTGTTTTTTGCCGTTTTTACGGTATCCTGTCCGGCGGCCAACAGGCACTGGAGAACATATTTCTTCAGGTTGGTGATCTTACCTTCGAAAGACTTTTTACGGGCGGCCAGGCGTTTGGCTTCTTCGTCGCAGGTTTTCGCCAGACCTTCAAGGTTGCGAACGTGGACGAATACCGCGTCCAGTTTGTCGCCGAGCTGCAGCTCGAGCCCCTCCATTGTATCGGCGATCATTTCAGCTGACAGACCAGAACCGTCTTCGTTTTCAAGAAGCGCCTGGAGTTTAGACATATCAGCAGCGATAGCAATTGCGGTTGTGGAAGTCATTATGCTTTCTCCTCGGCTTTATTCAGTTCTTTGATGCGGCCGTCTTTAATCGTAATGAGTCGGCGCAAGCGGCCAGACAGATAGCGTTCATGTTGCGCGTCACCGTTGGCCTGTGCGGCCTTAATGTGAACATCGATTTCACGTGCGATAGGGGAGAACACGCCGTTTATTTCGTTCACTGTCACGCCATGTGCCAGAGTGTTAGCAACACGGCTGAGTTTGTCGTCGAATTCCTGGCGAAGACGTACTGCGTCTTCTGCGGTTTCGCTGGCATTCTTCAGATCAAACTCTGCCTTGTTTCTCTGGCGGTATTCCAGATTGTCGTAAAGGCCCATGAAGATATCGCCACTGAAGCCGAGGCCAGATAAAGCCTTTTTGGTTGCATCAGTCAGCGATTTTTTTGTTGCCTCACCATCGCAGGTGATCCCGTACTTACTGCCGTAAATGTATGGCGTGCAACCGTAGGCCGTTTCCTCGCCGCGCACACCATTCAGGATGTACCAGAGTCGCACGGTAACGACGTGATGCTGCTCGTTGACGGTATTTCCATTCCCGTCGAGCACTAACTCCCATGATGCATTGTTATCTTTCCCTTTCACCTGGCGTGTAATGGGGGCGCCGATATCGAAACGTTCCTCGAGGATGTCCACACCCCAGCCGATTCCCTTTGGCCCAAACTCGCGAGTGGCAAGCATGGTTAAATAGGTACCGTTGATCGAGGTACCGCCGCCGTTCTGCGTAAAGGCTTTAGTAAACCGTTCATCAGTTTTGAATACACGTTTCCACAGTTCTAAATTGTCCTGTCCGATACTCTGTGCGCCGGCAGACTTCATTACTTCTTCAGCGTCAGGCAGTCTTTCAGCATGAATAATTTGCTTTGCCAGCACCTCGGCGTTATCAGCTATTGTTTCCGCTTTAGCGCTTAACTTCTCTACTGGCTGTTCTGCATCACCAGAGGCATATACGCCATAGCCCATATCGTTGAGCGTCTCACGCGCCTGTTTGGCCTGGGTATCGGTTACCACCGGCTGTGGCGCTTCCGCTTTTTCGACCACGTTTGAGGTGGTATTTTGCGTTGCCTCTGGTTGTTTAACGGATCCTGTCTCGGTTTCTTCAAAGCGGCCGTTTGCTTCCAGCCATGAATCAATGTGGCGGCGTAGGCTGTCAGGGAAATGGTAGGTATCTTTTGCCGGTACGTTCTGCACTACGCCAAAAATACTGTCTCGGTCATATTTGAGAATGTGCTCCGTGGTGCGAAGCGCCATTGACCAACGTTTAAAATCTTCGCGCTCGTCTGCAATGATTTTCTCAGCATCGCGAAGGTTTCCTGATAATACTGGCGCGTCGGGAGAAATAGGGAGTAGGGCGACAGCGATCTCCTGATCCAGTGTTGCATAGGTATGTTTATAACCACGTTTTGGCGCGATTTTAACGTTGGTATCAGTGCTGGCGGCGCCGAGTGAGGAATTTTGGCCTGGTACCATTTCTTCACGTTTGCCAGGATTCTCAAGCCAGCGTTTTACAAATTGAGAAATAGCCGCTTTGCCCGGAGTCTGGTTTTCAAAATGGGAGAAAATGCCCTGAATAAGATTATTCAGCCCTTCAACATGCATGTGCTTAACTGGTTCGTTATTGTGCAGAGCACACAGAACGTTAAGGTTAAAACGATCTTCTTCTTCCAGTTCTGTATCACGGTTATTCAGGTTATCCAGATAATCCACAACCTGAGAATAAAGATGGCCATCAATTGCCGCGGTACTAAACAGCAGGACGGCAGCAAAGCGTTCGCCAGGAGAAACAGTCATCAGATCGATAACATCATCACCAGTGGGTAAATTTGATTCCTCACCGGCGGTACCGTTCGCGGCGATGGAAACCCATTTTTCACCGTCGAAAGTATGTTGCTGGGCGAATAGCTCGTCGAACTGGCCAACGGTCGGCAGCGGCTGGCCTTCTTCGTGTTCCCACAGCTTCGGTTTAAAATAGTTGTCACCGTTCGCCGGGTAAGATTCCCAGAGTTTGCCGGTGATAATGCTTTCGGCGATTTTCTTGTTTGGTGCTTCGACGGCGATCGCCAGCTGCACGGCGCCGCAGTCTTTGATAGCCGATTTTTTTGGCTCGAATAAGCCGTTGTAGATGGTCATTGGTCTTTCCTCGTTTGTAACTAATTCGCTGGTTAGGCGTCTTGTTTAATTTCAGGGAGCAGTCCAGCGATCACGCGTTCTGCCGTATTTTTTGCTTCTTCCAACTGCTTTAGTTCGCTTTCGAGATGAACCTTTTGGCTTTCTGCCAGTTCTTTAATTTCTGATGAATCGACCTTGAGATAGCACTCGCCGTTTCTACCTTCAGCTAAAATCCCGGAGGAGCGGCATTCGTTACTGCAAATATTGATAATTCTGTTTGCGCGATCTAAGCGGTCTTTAATTTCGCGAATTCTTTCAAGCAATTTTCTAATATCCATGGTCTTTCCTCTTGGTTGCAGGCGCAGGTCACGCGCCAGTTAATTAAAACGGTACGTCGCTTTCTTCAATCGGAGAGTGGTCGATGCACAGCAGCTGCTGGATCTGGTCTTCAATAACGCTTAACTGTTTGTTGGCATCAGCAGATATTTGCTCTTTCTTCGCGCGAAGGGCATTAACCTGCATCCCGATAATATCGATAGGCTCTAAAGCAGGAATGGCAATCTCTACCGTTTTGGTAGTAACAAGCACGTACGAATCAGGATATTTCTGTGACATGTCACAGGTGAATGAGTGATAAGACGTTGGTAGATATGGATTGGTTGTTGCCATAACGTAGATAGTTACGGGGATGGTAAGCGCTTCCATAGCGACTCCTTGGTGATGTATACTCAGAGCCGATCGGCGACTCTGTCGTTGGTCTTTCCTCGCTACAGGGTTGGTCCCCTGTAGCACTCCTGGCGGATTGGTCTCCGCTGGGGTAAATCAGCCCACTCCGGTGGGCTTTTTTACGCCTGAAGGTTGCCGGTCTTTCCCGGCTGTCAGGATGGTCAGTCCCATTGGTCTTTCCTCGTTACCGTGTGAAAAAAATGCCCCGGGCGCCGGGGCCAAGACTACACACAGCAATTCACATTCGTTGCGGTCTTTCCCGCATGTCATCGTACTGTCGGCGACCCGAAGAATTCTTGCCCGTCTTTCCGGACTGTCAGAACTGTTTCTGAACAACTGCCGCGTGGTTAGTGCGTCGTTGATGTGGTGAATATTAATAATGATAATATTATTGGTCAACATTAAAATATTAATAACGACAATATTTTTTGTATGACGTTGATAAATTTAGACAAAAAAAATCCCAGCGCGAAGCTGGGATCGTTGTCACTTGAGGGGAGGCGTTATTGCTTTCGTGTGGCTAGTAACTCTCTAAATAAACGATCAAAACCTTCCACTTTCTCTTTTAAATCAGATAAATGCCGTTCTTTTTCGCTCTGTGGTAGTCTTTCATACAAATCAATGAGTTCTGCATGTTCTGGGCTAAGTAGCTTCCAGCCTGGCCCTGATCGATCTTCTAGATACTCACCTGACTTTCTAACGTAATTCATCATTTCAGCCAGATCAGGCCGAATCTCTTCTGGTTTCACTCCAAGAAGTGAGGCGAATTTTAAAGTGGCATCGGTATTTAGTGGCGTAGTGCCATTTAAGTAATGGCTTACTGACGCCTGCGTGCTGAAGCCAAGCACCTCCGCTGCCTTCTCCTGAGTCAGACGTAAAGTTACTTTTTTTTCGTTCCAGATTTCACGAAGGCGTTTAGCTGCTTCGCGTTCAACGGCGTCAATGGTTTTCTTTCTCATGGAGGCATGTTATTCGCAAAATTAATCAAACTCTAAGGTCATTGGTATTGACGAAAAATATTAACGTTATTAATATTCATAATGTTCAATCACAGAGGCCTTAATGATGAAACTGAAAGACTACTTAAAAACATCTGGTGTTCGTCAGCATGAGTTCGCCGTACTAGTTGGGAAAACTCAAGGCTATGTAAGCCGAATCGCTGCTGGGGAATGCTTTCTGTCTGCTGCATCAGCATTGGTATGGTCAGCAGCAACTAATTACCAGGTAACTCCACACGATCTGCTCCCAAGCATTTATCGGAAGCCAACCGATGGACTACCAGAACAGGATGCAGCTTAACAATCTGCGTGATCTAAATCTGATTACGCTTAATCAATTTTCAGCGACAGGAGACGCGAAGTGGAGAACCTCGAGGAACTGAAACGAGAGATATTCAGCTGGGCAGCTGAAAGCGGGCAGGAGCTGGTTGCTATCGAGATAAGCCGTATGTGGTTTCGTCTCGGTGGTAACACCGGCGTGCTGAAGCTGCACCAGATTGAAGATGCAGACGGAAATGCAGACTGGCGGGCCATCAACAATAACCGCCAACAGATTTTTCGCTGGCTGCGTGGTGAGACGAAAGCGGCCAGAACTAAAACCCAGACGCTGGCTAAAGCGATGGAAGCGGCACTGCCGGCAGAACGCTACGCGCGCCTGGACATGTCCACCCAGTATTTGATCTGCGTCGCTATACGCGAATTTGCGGCGGCCATTATCGCGTTATTGCTCGAGGCCAGAGACGGCCCGCAGCAAGTCGCGAAGGCATTGCAAGCGATGCGAGAAACACAGCGCCTGACCAGCGTTTAACCTGTACCGAGGAAAGACCAATGAGAACACAAGACCGCATCACCTGGCGGAACGGGTTTCGCCGGAACGGGGTACAAGTCCCGATGGAAGATATCGAATCGATTTTCGAAGAACGTCGCACAGCTGCGCTGACAATCTGGGAGCGCTACGAATTACGCAAAGCAGTCCTGCAGGAAGCGGGGCTCACCCAGAAAGAATACGAAATCGCCTGCCGCCAGCTGGCTGACTCGCTGGGGATCTGACGATGAATATTTTGCCATTACTCGACAGGCCGATCGCCTTCCAGCGTAGTTTCATTCGTCTGAATATTGGTGTGACGGCTGCACTGTTCCTGTCTCAAATGACTTACTGGACTAACCGATCCGACGATGACGGATGGGTATATAAAACCCAGGAAGAATGGGAGGAAGAAACGGGGCTTTCCCGTTACGAGCAGGAGGGGGCGCGTAAGAAACTTCGCTCAATTGGTGTACTGCTGGAAAAAAAGAAAGGTGTACCTGCTCGTCTTTTCTACAAGATTGATAATGATGTTTTATTTCAAGCGCTTGTAGCCGCAAACAAGGATGCGGAAAAACCACATACTGGAATGCGGAAAACCAGCAAGCAAGTAAGTGGAAAACCAGCAAACTTTCTTACAGAGAATACTACAGAGAATATATATACCCCTAACCCCTTAGAGGGGGAAGGCGTTGAGATAATTCTTTCTGATGCACAAAAAGCGCTGGAATTTTACAACGAGCAAACCGGTACCCGCTGCCGTGACCTGAAACCGTTTGTGATGATGCTGACGCCGACCACCACCCGGGCAGGGTACACCCTGGATGAATTGCAGTTAGTTATCCGCTGGGTTCTGGCCACATGGCGCCGCCGTGGCGATAGCCTGCCGAAGCCAGCGAACATCTGCCGGGTAAACCGTTTTGATGGTTATCTCGCTGACGCTGCAGCATGGGAGATGACCGAAACCGACATTGATCCGGAAGCCGTTATGAACGGCTACAACGAAATTTTTGCTGACGTTCTGCCTGCTGCTGAACTGGATACCGACCGCCGCCGGATGATCGCCCAGCTTGCCGCACACATGAAAAACAAAACCACGGGCGCATTTTTGGGGTATTTCGAAAAATTCCGCGCTGATGCGTCAGATTTTTATTTCGGTGCTAACGGCGGATGGCGCGCCAGCTTTGACTACCTGATGAAACCTGAAACGTTACGTAAAACCCGGGAAGGTTCGCTATGACTCCGCAGGAACTGGAAGCGTGCGTGCTGGCCGGCCTGCTGAACGGCGGTGCCAGCCCGGATGCATTCGACGTAATCGCCGCCACGCCGGAAGAATCGTTCAGTATCGGGTTCCACCGTCGCGCATTCTCCGAAATTAAAAAACAGGCGCTGGCGAACGGCCTTATCGACATGCTGTTTATCAGCGAAGCGCTGGGCGGTAGCAGCCTGGCAGATTTATCAGAAATTACGCGCATGCCGGCCACGGTACCGAACCTGAAAGGGTACGCCGGGAAAATGGTTAAGGCATGGCGCAGCCGCCGCATGGCAGAGCTACTACAGCAGGGTGCCGACGGCATCCGACAGGCCAATAACCAGGAGCAGCGCGATCAGGTTGTCGAAAGTGCGGTGGCTCAGCTGCTGGACATGACCGGCGATACTGGCGACGTGCAGCCGGTTCACATCAGCGATTTACTGCCAACCTACATGGAGACGGTACAGAAACGCATGGACGGCGAAGCCGGTACCCGAAACCTGAAGACTGGCATCGACGAACTGGATGATGCCACCGGTGGCATTAACCTGCAGGATTTGATAGTTGTCGCTGGCCGCCCGGGCATGGGTAAAACCGAATTCGCGTTGAAGATTGTCGATGGTGTTACCGCTGCCGGCGGCGGGGCGCTGATATTCAGTATGGAAATGGCCGCTGCGCAAATCGTAGAACGCTCTCTGGCAGGCTCTGGCAACATGTCGGTGTCACGCCTGCGTAATCCCCTAGATATGCAGGACGAGGACTGGGCGCGCTTTACAGCGGCCATGGAGACCATGAACGGACGCGATATCTGGATTGTTGACGCTACCGATCTGACGATTGAGCAAATCCGCGCCGTTGCCGAGACGCATAAGCGCCGTTATCCGCATCTCGCGATGATCGTTGTTGATTACCTCGGCCTGATTAAAAAACCGAAGGCAGAGCGTAACGACCTGGCGATCGCCCACATTTCCCGAAACCTTAAAACTATGGCAATGCGCCTGCATACGCCGACGTTTGCACTCAGCCAGCTTTCGCGCGCGGTGGACTCCCGCCCGGCAGGCCAGCGCCGCCCGGTTATGTCAGACCTCCGTGATTCCGGTTCTATTGAGCAGGATGCCGACAGCATCATGTTTCTGTACCGCGATGAAGTCTACAACCCGGAAAGCCCGGCAGCAGGCATCGCCGAAATTATCCTGGGGAAAAGCCGATTCAGTGCCGCCGGCGCGGTTATCTACCAGGAGTTTAAAAACGGCCATTTCCTTCACGTCGATCAGCATGTCGGCAAAGAGAAAACCCGTATTCAACTGGAGGCAGCAAAACCACGAAAACAACCGCGTAAATACGCAGAGAAATATAACACCGATGCATTTTAACCGCGCCTGACCAGCGCGATATAACCGAGGAAAGACCAATGACCACGAATTTAAATTACCCAAAACCAGTTAATCCGGATGATGGCTGCAACTGGTTACCCGTTATTTTATGGCGCATGAACGCCGGCGCCCGCGCGCGTAGTCGTTCTGTATTTGTTGCCGCACCGCGACCAGAACCAGTGCCGGGGATTACTCCGCAAAAGCCAATTAAACGCGAAGCGCCGCTGCCAGCAGTTTCAGGCCGTCGCCGTAAAACCCATCTCGGTACCGTGATTTATTCCAAAGGCGAAAAAACCGTGCGCCTGAGCGAAGGTGTCACCGTCTGGTCTGCCGGCGCTAATGAGCATTTCGATAAAAAGACCGGTCAGCGTGTCGGCGGTGCTGGCCGTCATCGCCTGGTACTCGACAGTGTTCGTCCGCTGCTTGCCAGCGACGATCAACCCGGCGCCGGGAAAGTTACCGCGCAGCAGCTGGTCGCCGTCATGAAAGGTAAAACTCTTTCTTATCAGACCATTCTCGGCCAGCTACAGAAACACTATCCAGAATGCCAGGTAACGATTAAAGAAATTCAGGATCGTGTATTCAGCATGTTCAATTCGAACTATGTCGGCATCACTCGCCATGATGATACGCCAGTGGTTCATTTCACGCTTAACAGCGTGGATCCCCGTTATTACGTCGAGTCAGCGAAAAACAAGAGGGTGTAAGGCATGGCCGGGCAATCAGATTACCTGCCGCCCGGCCTACCGCTCAATCGCGCTAAATGGCCGCAGGAGTACCAGCTCAAAGAGCACTACGACATGCGCGCCTCAGCACTCATACGACAGCTGTTTGAGAAGAAAGTCACTCGACAGGCCATCGTAGAGCAGATTGCAGCGACGCCGGAAAGCTACCGGGAGTTTTTCAAAGAACGATTAAATTTTTGGCGGGAGAAACGAACATGAAGCGATTTTTTAAACCAGACCTGGAACATTCAAGCCGGCGCACACTGCTGCTTTTCGCGCTGGCGTGGAATTTTGTGGCGCTGGCCGCCGCAATCGGGGTAGCCGGTTTAGGTATTTACCTGATCAAACGATGGATGGGCGCATGAACGGAAAATATACCCTGATTTATGCGGATCCGCCGTGGACATACCGAGATAAAGCCAATGATGGGAAACGTGGCGCCGGGCATAAATACCAGACCATGACACTACTGGATATCTGCCGTTTGCCCGTGTGGGAACTGGCCGCCGAAAACTGCCTGCTGGCTATGTGGTGGGTACCGACGATGCCGCTCGAGGCTCTGAAGGTGGTCGAAGCGTGGGGTTTCCGTCTCATGACAATGAAGGGATTCACCTGGAATAAGTGCGGAAGCCGGCAGACCGACAAGCTCGTTATGGGAATGGGGCATATGACGCGCGCAAACAGCGAAGATTGCTTGTTTGCTGTGAAGGGGAATCTTCCTGCCCGGCTGGATGCCGGGATCATCCAGTCTTTCACTGCGCCGCGGCTCGAGCATTCCAGAAAACCCGACTGCGTGCGCGAAATGCTGGTGCAGCTGCTTGGCGACGTTCCCCGCATTGAGTTATTCGCGCGGCAGTCGTCACACGGTTTTGATGTTTGGGGTAATCAGTGTGAATCATCTTCGGTGGCGCTGCTGCCGGGCATTGCAGAATTTATTGGAGCTATAGAATGAATAACGAAAACGAAATCACAGCAGCACTAGCATATATCTATAAATGCCGCGAGCTTTCAGGCTGCCCGGCTGGCGTAGACCTTCAGGACTGGGTGAAGCAGCTGGCGGCGGAGAATGCGTACTTGATACCTAAAGCCGCTAGCGAACTGTCAAATGCCTGGGTGCTTCATAAGTACCTAATCGGCATTCAAGCGGCGATTATGTATCTGGATAATGGAAACAAGAAGGCCGCGCAGGAATGGCTGTATGGAACTATTGCTGGTCCGGGATTTGAGTTCCCTGACGAGGTTGACGATATCGACGCATGGGCAACTCATCAGATGCGCGGCAGCATAAGCCATCCGCGCGCACTTGAAATAATCAAGGAAGAAACTCCTGCCACCGATCGCATCGTAGCCGGGATTAAGGCTGATGGTCGCGTTGAAGGTGCGCACTTTGTGGCTAACCGTATGCTGGCTGCATGGGATGCAGGTTTTATCGAAGACTCAGCCAAAAACGCCGCCGATATCGCCCGTATGATTCTCTCCTCAACCGAGTTTATGGCAGATGCGCCAGAGGGTGATTTCGACCGTTCTTTTGCTGATGGCATCTTGGCAGATATCGCCAAGCAGCTGCGCGAGGGGGCCGACAAATGAGCATTAGAACAGAGCATGGGTACGGGCCATTAACGGTAACTGTCGGCTGGCTTGATAACTGCCCAAAATGCAACAACGACAAAGCCAGTGTGACTGGATGGTCTGTGTCTCCGGATACCCTTTGGGCTGGCGACGAAGCCGTATGCACGAAATGCGGACACAAAGGCGAAATTGATGCAGACGGTGAAAACGCTTGGGTTGAATGGGATGGCGTGAAGGAGGCCAGCCATGACTGATATCACCGAACTGCCGCTACTCGTCAGCAAAGCAAGAGCATCCGCATTTACCCTGGAATATATCTCCCAGTTTGAGCTTGATGATATTGATTCCGATGACGTTGATTTGCGGTTTGAAGTAGATGGTCGAGATACCGGCACCAACGTTTCTATCGTCGATGAGTGTGGGCAGGCTGCAAAGGTTATTGGCGCGTTGGTAGAGGCGCTGGAGAAGGCGCAGCGGCACATCGGCGAACTTGAGCGCAAAGAGGAAGCTCTTCGCCCGGTCGGCGTAATGAGTGAGAAAGCGTATCACCGCCTGGAAAACAGAGAATCACGCTTTATTGCACTCTGGCCTCGCCCCGAGATCTATTTACCGCGTAAGCGCCCGGAAGATGGCGTGATCGTTTATGCACGTACTGCTGCTACGACTGGCATCAAGTGGGAGGCTGAGTGATGCGCGACTGGAGACTGGTTTTACGCGATATGGAGCGAGAAGAGAAACGTAAGCGCTCTATGGTCAAAAACATTCCTGGTGAATTACGTAATCAAAAATGCCCGTGTGGTAGCGGCCGAAAAGCTAAAAATTGCCAGTGCGATATGTTCAAGGGGGCGAAAAATGTCTGATGAAATTGAAACTATAGATAAAAATCCCAAATCATGGGCTGCATGGAAACGGGAAGCAGAAAGGCTGCAAGAAATTATCGACGGCATGGCGCTGGCCGCAATGGACGGCGAGCCGGTGCTGTACGTAATGGGGATGGGTCAGGCGCTTGACGCCGAGACTGCGTCAACCTGCAAAGGGGCCGTGGACTCTTGGGTAGCTGAGTGGAACCAAAGTCGCCTACCGGGACAGGCGAAGTATAAAACCGTACCACTCTATCGCCACGCGCAGCCTGCGCCAGAGCTTGCCGCTATTGTTGAGCGCCTTAACCTCAGCGGATATGAGTATGAAGGCGGAGAGGTTACACCGCAAAATGCAGCAGCCATAGTCGATACTCTCCTGCAACAGCTCGATGACGAAGTACAGGGACGAAACGCGCAGCCAGCGCCGGTAGTGCCGGATGGTTACGTGATGGTGCCAATTGAGCCGACAATGTCGCAGGAGCTGGCGGGATATAAGACGCTGAACGACACGGGGAGGATGTCGCGCCTGATGAAGACTAGATTGTCAAATACTTACCGCGCGATGCTCGCAGCCGCCCCGCAGGAGGTGAAGTGATGGATAAGTGCCAAGGTGTTTTCGGAAAGATATTTGGTCATTCATTCCGGGTGGCGATAACAAAAGGCTCACCTGACTTAAGGCTAGGCGAATATCATGGTGGGCGAGGCGTTCTGTTAGACATTATGGAAAAAACTAGGCGCGAAACCTATCACGGAATTTACTGTAAGCGCTGCGGAAAGGTTATCGATGGCTAAGACATCAGCAGAGAGAAAGGCCGCGCAGCGCGCGCGGCAGTCCGCCGCCGGTGAGAGAAAGCTCGAGCTGGTGCTGGATGAGCAGGAGCAGGAAATGCTGGCGCGCAATTGTGCCGCCCGTCGCCCTGGTCGCGATCCCTATGAAATGGCCGAGTATATCGCGTTGCTGATCCGCCAGGATGATGCGCGGGTTCGCGGCCGTATAAAGTCCATCGGTAAACGCCAGTGCGGTAAGTGCGGCGATCAGCTTCCGGTGGCATCATGCCCGTGCGCTGGTGATTCTCAGTGCTGGGTTACTTATGGGTGGCATGAGATGAAAATCGTTGCGTGATGTTCAACCATACCAGAAACTCCAAAGCCGCCAGAAATGGCGGTTTTCTTTTTAATTCAATCGGATATTTGATATTTTTTCTATGTTTTTTAACACATTGTGCTCTTAAGGATTTGCGATTAAGAACTTATGGGAGTATATATACTGTGAATTTATACAGTATAATTATTGGGGGGTTTAGGAGTTGTGGTTGATAAGAACGATGCAGGAGTCCTGCTCCCCGATGATGGCGACGTCCTGATAAGGTGCAAAAGTGGTAAGGCAAGAAAGCTCCGTGATGTAAAGCCGGACGAGCATATCGCAACACTTAACGCGTTGTTTGAATTAGCTAAATTGTCTGGTTACACCATTATAAAACCAGACGGGACTGTGCTATAATTAACACGTTGGCTTGAACACCCAACGCACTGTATTTCTGAGCAATTGCTGCGCTAAAGGGGAACCCAATGGCGCAGTATTCTTTTGTAAAAGCACCAGGCAATGTATTAATTCCGGCGACGCCTGATGCGCGCGAATTTTTAGAAAAAAAAGTCCGCATGGGCGGTATTTTGTATGCGGATTTTAAGCAGGCAAGAAACCCGGCATTCCACCGTAAATTTTTTGCCCTCCTGAATCTGGGCTTTGATTACTGGCAACCGTCCGGCGGAGCAATATCGCCAGCCGATAAAAAACTGGTACACGGCTATGTGCAGCTGGTGGCCCACTATGCCGGGCATGCCGACACTTTGCAGGAACTGGCGGATCAGTATCTCCGCGATGAAGCAGAAAAACGCGCCGGGAATATCAGCGCGGTAAAATCGTTTGAAGCATTCCGTTCCTGGGTGACTATCGAAGCCGGTTTTTATACCGAATACCAGATGCCTGATGGCACTACCCGCAAAGAACCCAAATCCATATCGTTCGCAAAAATGGACGATGTAGAATTTACCCAGCTGTATAAATCCGTATTAGACGTCCTCTGGAATTTTATTTTATTCCGCACCTTCCCAACACAGCAGGCAGCAGAAAACGCCGCCTCACAATTATTCAGCTATGCCGCGTGAGAAATATCGCCATGACCAAAGACGATAAACGCTGGCTGGAAGACGTTGCATCATTGGGTTGCGTCGTATGCAGAAATCTTGGATACGGCGCCACACCTGCAGAAGTTCACCATATCCGCAAAGGGCAGGGCATAGCCCAGCGCGCCGACCATAAAAAAACACTCCCGCTTTGCCCGCCGCACCATAGAACCGGCGGACATGGCGTAGCTATCCACGCAGGGCAAAAAACGTGGGAAGAAAACTACGGTACCGAATCTGAATTACTCGATCAGGTAACCGCTGAAGTGGGGGAGTTACGTTTATGCAGAATTTAATTCTGTCTTTAAGAGCAGCAGATAACGCTAAAAAATGCGGTTGGCCAACACGTCCGGAAAGCATGAAATTCTGTCTGGCTCCTTTTTCCATTCTGGCGGGTGGCGATTTTGTCCCTCTCTATGCTCGCGCACGCGCGCGTTTAGGGGACTGATTTATGCCGCTGGTTGCCACCTTCCGAACAGACTGGTTCCGCGTCATTACCGACCTGACCAGAAAAAACCTCACCACTCAGCAAATCGCCGATGAACTTGGCGTTTCGAAATCTGCCGTTCTCGGTTGGAAATCCGGATCAGAACCTCGCCACGGTCACGGTGAGGCGCTGATCGCTCTCTGGTGTCTGGCTACCAGCTCAGACCGTAAAAAACTCCCCACTGTGCTTTATCGGCAGTGGTGGACGTTCCGCCGCCCTGTTTTTGGTCGGGAAACTGACCAGAAGGGCAACACACAATGATGGCTCACTAATTCAGGAGTGAACAAAATGGCTCGACCGAAAAAAATCGTTGAAACACCGGGGCAGGAAAAAACAGTGGCGGAAGAAAAAGCATTCACAGCCACCGAAGCCCTCATGCTCAACGAACAGGGCACGCAGCGCGAAAAGCTGGTTGTCGCCGTAGATGAACCTCAACTGAGCGAAGAAGCATTATCGCTGGCAGCGCGTAATGCCATTCTCGCCACACTCAATGCGCAGGGCGCCGCCATCATCGCGCGCTTTGAAGAGTATGCCTTCACTGACATGCTCGATCACCCGCTGACCAATAACCTCGATTTCCTGAATCTTGTACGTAAAGCCACTGATGTAAGCACCGGAGGTGCGGGTGCAATGGTGACGAACGAAGAGGGCAAGCCGCAGCCGGTACGCGGCGCACCTGTATTAACCGAACACGGCTGGCATGTGCCGGGCTAAGGAGACTTGTTATGTGTGGGGGCGGCGCACCAAAAGTCGTACAGCAGGATCCGCAGGCTGAGGCCGATGCAGCAGCCGACGCCGCAGCGAAGGCAGCGAACGCTGACGCCGCAGCGCGTAAGAAACGCAAGAAAGGTTCCTCGCTGTTGGCAAGTGGTGCCGAAGGCGCAACGGATACAGGTTCATCCCTGCTTTCCTCTGGCGCTCAGGCAGCAAAAAACACCTTAGGGGCATAATCGATGGATGAACTCGCCGTAAAGCTGGTTAAGCGTGCTGATACGCTGAAAGCCAACCGACAGGTGCACGAAAGCGTCTGGCGGGAATGCTACGACTACACCTATCCGCTGCGCGGCGCGGGGCTATCCGATGAGGTGCTGGACGCACAGAGCGCAAAATCGAAGGTGGCACGGCTGCTTGACGGCACGGCCACCGACAGCGCCCGTATGCTGGCGTCTGCTCTCATGTCCGGCATGACCCCGGCAAACGCGCAGTGGCTGAATCTCGACAGCGAATCACTACCGGATGATGCCGCCGCGTGGTTGTCCACCTGCGCAACACTGGTATGGGAAAACATCCACGCCGCCAACTTCGACGCCGAAGGCTATGAGGCGAATCTCGATGTGGTGTGCGCTGGCTGGTTCGCGTTGTACATCGACGAAGACCGCGAAGAGGGTGGATTTTCGTTCCAGCAGTGGCCGCTGGCGCAGTGCTTTGTCACATCCACCCGCCGCGATGGCATCGTGGACACGATTTATCGCCGTTACCAGCTCACCGCAGAGCAGGCGATTAAAGAATTTGGCGCGGATAAGGTCAGTAAGAAGATTCGCGATGCGGCCGCCAAAAAGCCGGATGACAAATTCGACTTCCTGCACTGCATTTTTCCGCGTGAAAACTACGTGGTGAATGCGCGCCTGGCTAAAAACCTGCGCTTTGCATCGTACAACGTGGAAGTGAGCGGCAAGCTCATTGTGCGCGAATCGGGCTATCACGAATTCCCCTGCTGCGTACCGCGCTGGATGAAAATTCCCGGCACGCCGTACGGTATCGGCCCGGTATATGACGCGCTTCCGGACTGCAAAGAGCTGAACGAAACGAAGCGCATGGAGAAGGCCGCGCAGGATCTGGCGATTGCCGGTATGTGGATTGCTGAAGACGACGGCGTGCTTAACCCGCGTACGGTCATAGTTGGCCCGCGCCGCATCATCGTGGCGAACAGCGTAGACAGCATGAAACCGTTGCTCACAGGCGCTGATTTCAATGTGGCCTTTACCGCAGAAGAGCGCCTGCAGGCGTCTATCCGCAAAATCATGATGGCCGACCAACTGCAGCCGCAGGACGGCCCGGCGATGACCGCCACCGAAGTACATGTGCGTGTGGCGCTGATCCGCCAGTTGCTCGGCCCGGTCTATGGCCGCTTCCAGGCTGAATACCTGCAACCGCTGGTAGAGCGCTGTTTCGGTCTGGCATTCCGTGCCGGTGTATTCCCGCCAGCGCCGGATAGTCTGCAAAACGCTAATTTCAATGTGCGCTATATCTCGCCGCTTGCCCGCGCGCAGCAGCTGGAGAACGTCACAGCCATTGAACGCCTTGGCGCGAACGTGGCGAATCTGGCGCAGGTATCACCCGATGTGACCGACCTCGTAGACACCGACGAAGCAACACGCGTGATAGCGGATGCGCTGGGCGTACCGGCGAAAGTCATTCGCTCGTCTGATGCCGTCGAACAACTTCGCCAGCAGCGCCAGCAGGCGCAGCAGCAACAAGCAGGGCAGGCACTCATGATGCAGGCAGGTAGCGAGGCGGCAACCACAGCAGGGCAGCAGGTGGGCGCAGCGCTGGGCCAACGAGTAGCGGGGGGCTAATGGCTACAAAACAAGTATCACCGGCGGACTACAAACGCATTTTCGAGGAAATGCCAGGCGGGCCGCAGGTGCTGGATGAATTAACGCGCCGATTTGGGCGAGCGGCGTACGTCCCCGGCGGCACCGAGGGCGACCGCGAAACCTGTTACCGGGCCGGACAACGTGCCGTGCTCGATTTCATTCTGATGCAAATCAACCGTGCAGATGGAGTAAACGACGATGTGGAAGATTAAACACTTATTCATGAACGCCGAGCAGGGCGCCGAAGCGCCAGCAGGCAGCACAGGGGGCAATGATGGTGGCAATGGCAGTAGTGCTGAAAATCCGGGCACTGGTAATCCTGCTGGTAATTCACTACTCAGCACCGGCGCGGGCGAACAGGGCGCGAATGACTGGATACCTGAAAAATTCCGCGTTGTGGGCGAGGACGGAAAACTCAGTATTGAAAGCTCAGCCCGCAAACTGGCGGAGAATTACTCTCTCCTTGAAAAACGCATGGGCAGCGGCGATGCGCCGCCAAAAACTGCTGATGACTATGCCCCAGAGGTAAAGGCCGAAGGCTTCAACTGGGAAGAATTCAAAGCTGACCCACGCATGCAGTCGTTTATGAAATCGGCGCACGGCAAGGGGATCACCAACGACCAGATGAGTTTCATCATCAGCGAGTATGCGCAAATCGCCCCGTCGCTGGTCAACGGTGCGGCGGAACTGGATGCTGAATCCGCTACCACGCAGCTGCGAGAAGTCTGGAAGACAGACGCCGAATTTAACAAGAATATCGGCCTGGCCTTCCGCGCATTCAATTCCCTGACCGATGAAGGAGATCGCGGCCGCATCGATGAAATCGGCAATAACCCGATGGTGATCCGCATGCTGGCGAAAATCGGCGCGGAAATGCAGGAGGACGCACCGGCGGGCGCCGACAGCAACCCGGCAGAGCAGCAGACCATCCGTGACCTGATGAAGTCCGAAGCGTACATGAATCCGAAGCATACCGACCATGAGCGCGTATCTGCACAGGTGAAAGCGTACTACCAGAAGCGTTACGGCGATCAAACCGTAGCGTGACATGTCACGATAAGCCAATCGAAGCCAGCCTGACCCGCTGGCTTTTTTATTTGGTCGGGATTCCGACCGCGCACCTCGCTAACAATCATCCCACAACCAGCCCGGCGGGGACGCCGGATAACTGAATTTTCCCGCAATGCGCCAGCGCCAACCGCATTGTGCTGATTTGGGCCGGAAATACCGACAACCCGCAGGCGATACTTTCTGGAGTGATTGTTATGTCATTTGATACCGCTAAGAACATGATCACCGCTGCGTTTATCCAGCAGTTCCATGATTCTTTCGAAATTGCCGCACAGCAGAAGGATTCCCGCCTGCAAGGTGCTGTTTACGACCGCGGCAACATCACCGGCGCGTCATTCACCATCAACGATATGGGTACCATCGAAATGACCCAGATCACCGAGCGTTTCGGTGATACCGTCTGGGATCTGCCTGATGCCGGCACCCGTAATGCGCTGATGGCCGACTATGGCGTATTCGTGCCGGTGGAAAAGCGCGACCTGCGCAAACTGCTGGCTGACCCGCAGGGGCCATATTTGCAGCTGACGCTGGCCGCATCCAACCGCAAAAAAGACGACGTTATCTATCGTGCGCTGCTGGATGACGTTCTGCGCAAAACCTCCAACACTGGCGCGTACGCTCCGGTTGCTCTCCCCGCATCGCAGAAAATCGTTGCTGGCGGTACCGGGATGACCAAAGCGAAGCTGATCGCCGCAAAAGCCATGTTCCGTCGTAACGAGTGTGACGAGCAGAACGGGGAAGAGCTGTATATCACCTACAACGCCGACATGCTGACCCAAATCCTCAGCGATACCACGCTGACCAGCGCCGACTTTATGGCAGTGAAAATGCTGCAGGAAGGCGCAGTGTCTGGTAACTGGCTGGGCTTTAAGTGGCTGGCCTATGAAAAACTGGATTCTGCTGAAGCAGGTGATCCAGCGGTCACCACCAAAACCGCGGTTGCCTGGTGTAAAACCGCTGTGCATTTCGGTACCGGCGAAGAGTACAACGTCGATATCGGCCCGCGCCGCGATAAAAACAACACCATTCAGATTTCCGTCGATGCGTCCTATGGCGCAGGCCGCGCAGCGGAAAACAAAGTCGTCGCCATCGATTTCGTAGCATAAAGCCGCTGGTGCCTTTGCCGGGGGATATCTCCCGGCCTTTTTTCATCTGAGGTAAGGCTATGGCTGACAGTATTTCTATCTGCTCTAACGCACTGCTGGCACTCGGTGCTCACCCGATTAACAGTTTCGACGAAAACACCGATCACGCCCGCCTGTGCTCAAACCTTTATCCCACCGTGCGCAATAAGCTGCTGCGCGCACATCCGTGGAACTGCGTTGTAAAACGTGTGGTTCTCTCTCCTGTCAGTACAGCGCCGGTATTCGGTTTCCGCTTTCAGTTTGCATTACCCGGTGATCTTCTCCGCGTTCTGTCCGTTGGGGAACCTTGCGACGATATTCCGTACCGCGTCGAAGGCAACCGGCTACTGGCGAACGTGCAGGTACTGAAGCTGCGTTATGTGTTCCGCAACGAAGACGAATCCACCTGGGATGCCGCGCTCGTTGATGTGGCAGAAATGATGATGCAGGCAAAGCTGGCCTATGCCGTCACCGGCTCTACCAGTCTGCGCGATAGTCTCGCCCAGGAATCGCTGGTACTGCTGAAGCAGGCGAAGGCGGTGGATGGTCAGGAAGACCCGCCGGAAGAGCTTGGCGGCTATCCAACGTACGAATCGAGGTTCTGACATGCGCGCCAATCTGATTAAAACCAACTTCACCGCCGGAGAAATTTCCCCGCGTCTAATGGGGCGTGTTGATATCGATCGCTATGCAAACGGCGCGAAGACGCTGGAAAATAGCGTGGTCGTGGTGCAGGGCGGGGTAATGCGTCGCCCCGGCTCGCAGTTCGTAGCGGCCACAAAGTACGGCGATAAAAAATCCCGCCTCATTCCGTACGTTTTCAATCGCACGCAGGCGTACATTCTGGAGTTTGGCGACGGCTATCTGCGAATTTACCAGGATGGTAAGCAACTGGTGAACGACGATAACACGCCGTACGAAATCGCCAGCCCGTACACCTCTGACATGCTGCCATCGGTAAATTACGTACAGGGCGCTGATACCATGTTTCTGGTGCATCAGTCCGTTAAACCGTACCGCCTGCAGCGACGCGGGCAAACCGATTGGGTACTGGAACCCGCGCCGTTTATCGTTGAACCCTTCGACGAAGTGCGAGACACGCCGCAGAAATGGTGCAAGCCATCGGTGAAAGAATTCGTCGGCTCGGAAATAACGCTGACCCTGAGCGATGACGAACCGCCAGAAGATAGCGAAGACCCGCCGCCGTTTACTGGTGATGGTTGGGTGCCTGAAGATGTGGGCTCGTACGTCAGGATTAACAGCGGTCTGGTGCTGATTAAGAGCGTAACCAGTGCGCAGGTGGCCATCGGTACCATTCGCACCGATTTAAGCGCAACGCAGGCGGCATCGCCGGGCGCATGGACTCGCGAGGATTCCGTCTGGACGGATGAATTTGGATACCCGGGCGCGGTAACACTTTACCAGCAGCGGCTGGTTCTGGCCGGTTCGCCGCGGTACCCGCAAACTATCTGGTGGAGTGAGTCGGGCGTATACCTCTCTTTCGAACTGGGAACCGACGACGACGACGCGATCAGCTTTACGCTGTCTTCTGACCAGCTCAACCCGATTGTGCACCTCGCGCAGATGAATACGCTAATTGCGCTGACGTACGGCGGCGAGTTCACCATTACCGCCGGCAACGATGCGGCGATTACGCCTACCAATATTTCAGTAAAGAATCCCAGCCCGTACGGATGCAATGGGATCCGCCCGGTGCGTGTCGGTACCGAAATTATGTTCGTCCAGCGTTCTGGCCGTAAGCTCTACGCTGTCGCCTATGACCCCGACAGCTATGTAGCCTACTCGGCCAACGATATGACCGTACTGGCGGAACACATCACAGAAGGCGGCGTGATCGATATGGCGTATCAGCAGCAACCTGATGCGTTTACCTGGCTGGTTCGCAATGATGGCGTAATGGTGACGATGGCTATCGATCGGGCGCAGAACGTTGTCGCGTGGTCACGGCAGATCACCAACGGTGCGTTTGAGTCCGTAGCGACTATTCCCTCAGCGACTGACGATGTGGTGTACGCCATTGTGCGCCGTACGGTCAACGGCCAGACCGTTCGCTATGTCGAAATGTTCAGTAACGCCCTGTACACCGATGCAGCCGTGACGGGCTCCAGCGATACTGGCGCAACGACATGGGGTGGCCTGTCGCACCTCGAAGGCGAGACCGTCGATATTGTTGCAGACGGTTCTGTGATGCCGCAGGCGGTCGTATCATCCGGCCAAATCACGCTATCGCGTAAAGCCTACAAAGTAGAAATCGGCCTGCACTTCGAAACGACCATTACCACTCTGACGCCTGAAGTCGCTACATCAGAAGGTACCACGCAGAATACCCGCAAGCGCACCAGTGAAGTCACTATGCGTTTCCTCCAAACCACTGGCGCCGAGTGCAATGGCCAGGTGATCCCGTTCCGCACGTTCGGGCCAAAAATCCTCAACCAGCCGGCGCCGTTGTTCACCGGCGATCACTACTGGGGAAAACTAGGCTGGGAGCGCGGAGAAGACACGCTGACTATTCAGCAGCGCCAGCCGCTGCCGTTCCACCTTCTCGCCATTGTCATCGTATTTACCAGCAACGGGGGCTAATGATGATTCGTAACGCCACTGCCGGGGATATCCCGGCGCTTATCGAGCTGGGAACCCGGATGTATCTCGAGTCCCGTTACTCGCAAAACTCGCCGTTTGATGCGGATAAATGCGCAGAGCTGGCGCAGAGCCTGATTTATTCGCCGTCTGGTTGTGTACTGGTCGCTGAAAAAGACGGGCAGGTGATCGGCTGGCTTGGCGGCGGTGTTGCCGAGCAATTTTTTTCCCGCCAGTTGATGGCCTTCGAGTATGGCTTATTTGTCGCGCCAGAACATCGCGGCGGTAGTGCCGGCCCGAGACTGGCCCGCGCGTTTATCGACTGGTCAAAAGAGCACGGCGCCGCCGTTATCAATATGGGGATCACCACTGGCGTGCACGCAGAACGCACTGGCCAGTTGTATTCGCGTCTCGGCCTGCAGCAAACAGGCCTGCTTTATTCGATGGAGGTTTAACGATGTGCACTGGCGTAGAAATTGCCCTGGTGGCGTCCACTGTACTTGCCGCTGGCGGCGCAGCGTATAGCGGGCAGCAGCAGAAAAAAATGGCGAACTATCAGGCCGCTCAGGCGGAAGCCGATGCAGAGGCGAGCCAGAAAGCCGCAAGGGTGGAAGCCGACCGTATCCGTAAAGCCGGGCGAGAACAGGCCGCAGCGGCCAACGCTTCGCTGGCGGCGTCGGGCGTTGAAACCGGCGAAGGTACCGCGCTGCGCATTACTTCGGGCATTACTGAAGACGCAGAACAGGACGCTTTCCAGACCATCCTCACTGGAAATAACCAGGGGGCCAGGCTCAATGCACAGGCTCAGGCCGACCGGATCAGCGGAAAGAATGCGGCGATGGCGGGAAACATCAGCGCCGGTAGCTCACTTTTGAGCGCAGGTGGGACGGCGTACAGCGGCTGGAAGTCTGCCAAGGCAGGTAAATACGGATTATACGCGGAGTAAATATCGTGAAAATTCCAACAGGTAATTTTGGCAACGTTACGCCGCAGGCACAGCCAACACGCGTAGACGTAGTTAACGCAGGCGCAGTAGGTGCTGCTGTTAAGGGATTAGCGGATGACATTCATCAGCAGGCAGACGCTATTGTTAGAGCCAGAGCGGGCGAAGGACTTCTGGATTACCAGATAAAAATTAAAGATATAAACGAAAACATCAGGCAGGGCGTCGAAGACGGAACCATTAAAGCAGACCAGATTGATAATATTTATAAAACAGCTGTATCAAAGCTGGAGAAACCAAATTTTGGAGGTCTTGATCTCGCAGGAATGGAAGTTGCGCAACGCGGCATCAAACGTTATGAGGCTGACGGCCATGCTACGGCTCAGGGTCTATACCGTACAGCGTTAAAAATAGAAGCAAAAGATCAGGTCGATACTCAACTTGACCAATTGGGTAAGTTAACAAATTACCCAGATGCTGATATCGAAAAAATTAATGGTATGTCCGCGGCATTGGATACTCAAGGCCGTTTAGCTTATGGCGACCAATGGGCCAAAGTTCGGCAGAGTTGGATAGACAAAAACTGGTTTAATCAGGCGCAACAACGCTTAATGTCTGCCCGTAATGATGGTTCTGCTCTCTCAGCTCTTAATAACGAATTGACTGGTGAAAAAGGTTTTTATGTCGATAAGCTCGACCCCGAGAAGCGTAATGCGCTTGTAAATCAGGCTATGGGGTATCAGGCTCGCATAGAGGCCAGAGCAATAGCTGCACAAAACCATGCTGATATGTTGGCAATGCGGAGAGAGAACGCGGCTATGCATGCCAGTACCAGTATGCAAATGCGTATTGCTAACGGTGAAATTCCTACGGATCAGGATTGGAATAATTATTTAACTTCAGTATCGGGAACCAGTCAGGATGGTACCGCCCCGGTTCTGCGGTCAGCGATGTTGGAGACCCAGCGTCTTTACAGCCTCCCTCCGGAGAAAGCACAAGCAGAAGTGGATAGCCTTGCGTTATCGCTGAAGAAAAACGGTGGCAGTGAAATTCAGTACAAAGTGCTTAATGCTGTACAAAGCAATATCGATCACCGCCGTACTCAGCTACAGAAAAACCCTCAGGCGGTTTTTGCAATGGATTCCGGTACGCCGCTGGAGCCGCTAAATCCCCAATCGGCATTACAACAGCCGGGCGATTGGGGGGCTGGATTAGTCCAACGACAGGCCAACTCTGACGCTATTACTCAGAAATATGGAGCCACAGCGGGAAAGAATCTGCTGACAACCGAAGAGCTAGGGAATGCGAAGGATGCCTACGAAAAAATGTCTCCCGATCAGCGGATCCAGTTTTGGCGAAATACTCAAGCCAGCAGCACGCCGGCGATCGCCTCACGTTTAGCTAGGGAGATTGGCGGCGATGCTTTGCAGGTTTCTGCTGTGGCCGGGCTTGCCAACAACCCAGCCGGGTACAAAACCGCGCTGGCGGTGGAAAACGGTTCGCGGCTTTTAAATCCAATTGATGGAGCACCTAAAGTAAGACTGCCCGCAAGCTTTGATCTGGACGTAGCTGATGCCATAAAAAAACAGTATCCCACCCTCAGCCCCGCGCAGGTACAACGTCTTATTCCGGTAGTAAGGGATTACCATATCGGTACAGGTGGGTCCCCCGATAAGACACCAAAAGCTGAAGCATTACACGAAGTTATAGGCAAGCCTGTGAATGTTTACGGCAGCTATGCAATAGCCCCCGCGGGCACCGATGAAAACACCTTTATTGATGCCTTAAAAATAGGGGTCAACCGGTTGGGCGACAGCGCTCAGGATGTAAAAAATGGCCTAAGTCAGGGCGTGTACGGCTTTGTCTCGGATTCTGATGGTAATCAGGTGCTGATCAACGCTGCAACCCAACGCCGGGTTGTTGGAAAAGACGGGCGCCCGGTAGTGATCGAGGTGGGTAAATGAGCATACTCTTTAATCCGGAGCTGGATAGTGCTCTTAACGCCAACGGTACCGAAAGCGTTAAAGATATTGATGCAGGATTGTTTCAAGGGGTTGGTCGAGGCGTTAGTACTGGGTTTTCTAACGCAGGCACGTCACTACAGCGCATTGGCTTAACCACGCTCGGCCGCGGGCAGATGCAAGTCGCCGCAGCTCAGATGCAGGCTACAGCGAATATCACTGGTAACGAGGCCCTTAGTAATGCCGCTCAAGATGTTTTAAGTGCTCCTGAACCTACAGAGGACCAGTTACCACAGTACAAATCGTTCGATAGCGATCAGGTGGGGGCGGTTGGTACCATTCTGGGTGGACTTGTTCAGCAATCGCCATCATTAGCATTAATGGCGGTAAACCCTGTGGCGGGCGTTTCCGTTGCTGGGGCGCAAGGGTACACGGAAGCTCACGCAGAAGGCGCGAGATTGGGGCTTACTGGTGAAGATCTGGAAGACTATTCAGCAGTTGGTGGGGCGGCTATGGCGGCTGGATCTGCCATTCCCGGCTTTACAGGCGTGGGTAAAGGTGCGGTTTTATACGGCTCACGCTTCCTTGCCGGCGGGGTGGTTAACAGTATCACCGGTGAGGTCGATCGCTGGGGGCGCGCAGAAATTCTTGATAGCGCAGGTTTTCACGATCAGGCCAGACAGATGCGCCAGGCTGATGCCGCCAGCCGAGTTACTGAATTTGTGCTCGGTGGCGCGTTTGGGCTACTGGGTGGCGGTCACAGAACCGAAACAGGAAGGACTGGTGACTTAGAACGAGGGATAACCAGTATTCATGAAGATGCAGCTACCGCTCACATTATTCATGATAATTACGTAACGGAAACTGCCCCGGGTCTCTCTGCTGATGCGAGAAGCGAGGCGGGGCATGTGGCGGCTATGGACTCCGCTATCGATTCCGTAAATAGCGGACGTGGCGTAGATGTTACAGATCACCTGACGGGTGATCGTACGTTTATCGTTCATGGCGATATTGATGCAGGTAACGTTGCCCGCCAACAGTTGGCGGGTGATTCTTCGAAACGTATTGATGCCGTAGTGCAGGCAGCTGACCGGCAGGCAATACCTGAGAAAGTTAATAGCTATTCACCAGGCGTTTTAAGTGATGCAACCGATCAGCCTTTCCAGCTTCTACGTGAACAAATGGATGCTGTAGCAGAAAACCATCCGGAGCTTCGTGATCTCGTTGCACAGCACATTGATAACTTTGAAGCCGAACATACCACCGCACGTCGTAATGCAGAGCTATATGATGTAGCTGCTGCCTGCGCCCTTAAATTTGGATCCTGACTATGAAACCACAATGTATACAGGCAGTAGAGGCACACCTTAGCGCTGTCAGTGGCAAGCCGGTTAAGCTTACGGCCGCGGCTATTTCGCGTATCGATGAAAGAATGCATGAAGGTGCAAAAGTGCTGGCCCGCCGGGATCGCGCCTCCTGGCAATCAATGTCTCCTGATGAGCGTACGATTGCCATTGGTCAATGGGTGAGGGAACAAGAACAAGGGCAAGCAGACAGCCAGGCAAGGAGTAAAGTTCGCCAGCTTTCCGCTATTGTCGATGCAGCTAAAAGGCTTGATGCGATGGCGGGTGCCAGGCCAGACAAAGCAGGGAAATGGAGTAAATCTCTGATCGATGTACTGGAGGGCGTAGATAACACCTTGCGTGGAGCGGAGCAGGTCGCGGTAAGAGGATTCGGCGATATGCTAAAAGCGGCCAGAGTCGGGCCGTGGACGATGGATTTTGGCAATAAGCGCAGCGATGCTTTCTTTGCTGATGTCGTGCGCGAAATCTACGGTACCGATACAGGAAATGCTACCGCTAAAAGCTTTGCGCAAAAGTGGTCGGCCACCATGGACGGTTATCGCGAGGCCCGAAACCGGGCTGGTGGAACGGTAGGTAAACTGGATAATTACGCTCCACAATCCCATGATGCTACGGTTATGCAGCGGGTTGGTAAGCCCGCATGGGTTTCTTTTATGATGAAGAATCTCGATCGGGAGCAATATCTTAGTGAAACCGGCACTCGTCTCACGGATCCAGAACTTGAGAGCGTAGTGGGAAAAATGTACGACTCCATCGTAACTGATGGCGCAAATAAAATTCAGCTTGATTTACAAGGATTGGCTGAGGGGGCGCCCAGCAGTTTTGGAAGCGCCAACATCGCGAGAATGCTTAATAGCAGCCATAGAGAGATTCATTTACGAGATGCTGATGCCGTCATCGCTTATAACAATCAGTTCAGTGATCGCGCTCTGGGTGCGTCATTCTTTAGCCATCTAAACGGCGCCGCCAGAGATGTAGCGCTCATTAATGAGATGGGGCCAAACCCTGCGCTTACTTTCGCGACGTTAAAAGATACAGCAGCGAAGCGGGATAGCCAGATGCCTGGGGCCGTTTTTGAAGGCGATGGTAGTGTCAAAGGAGGAAACCGGGGAGCATTCGGCCCCGAGGCTTACTTTCGTCAAATAATGCGTAATAACGCAGATTTCACCGATTTTGATCGCATTAGTAGCGCGTTAACTGCGTACCAGGCTGCAACAAAATTAACCAGCACAGGGCTACGCTCAGTTTTCCAGGACACGCCGGGTATGCTTCTGAATATGGCTGATGTGGGTCAGTTGCACAACATTGGCACTGTACTGCGTACAGCCTTCCGTCCAAAAGAAGCGGCTCAGTTCGGGATTGGTGCTGAAGTGGCGGTACGCGCTGCGCGTGAAGGTGCCGAAAGAATAATGGCACAGGGGCGTTTTAACCTGGCTAACGCCCTTAGTCGATACGCTCAGGCCACTATGAAATACACGTTGCTTGACGCCTGGACGAACGCGGCCCGGCGAGCGGGGCAGACCTCGCATGCACTGGCATTAGGTGAATGGTCACATCTGCCTTGGAGTAAGCTGGATAGTAGCCAGCGCGGGCTATTGAATAATGCCGGTATCACTGAAGGTGATTGGCAGCACATCATGAGCGTCCCCCGCAAGAAACTACGCGGGCAAGATATACACGATGTGTCTGATGTATCTGCGTTAGGGCTTTCCCCCGATGAGACTATGCGCCTGCAATCTCAAATGATGGGGTTTATCAGAATGGGCGGCGATATCGTTACTTCAGAGCATAACCTTACGGCACAAACATTAATGAGTGCTGGTGGGCGGACTAATGCCTTGACCAAACAGGTAATGCTTTTTAAAAATGCTGGTGCGATACAGACCGCGCACATGTTGGATCGTCTTAGTCGTAAATCTGGCACAACCAAAGTTGGTTATGTTGCGGCGACGGCTGCACTATCCGCAAGCTTTGGTTATATGGCTCTGGTAGCTCAGGCGGTAACCAGCGGGCAGAATCCACCGCCACCAGATGATATACGAACCATTGGTAAGGCTATGGCCGTAGCTGGTGGCTTTGCGATGGTTCAGGATCTGATTACCAGTATGTACGATGCTGTTAGTGGGGATAACAGTGGCCACAGTTCAAGTGCTGTACCCATTTTTGGTGATCTTGCAACGTTGGGTAAAATTGCCTTTACTGCCCCAATTGACCCACAGAAAGCCGGGTATATGGCTATCAAGTTTGGTCGCCAGCAAATTGCTCCGTTGAATTACTGGTATACAAAGGCGGCGGTTGATCATATGTTTTTCAACGATGCGGCCGAAGCGCTCAATCCAGGCTATCAGCGAAGGCTTAGAAAGTATGCTGATCAGAAAGGTCAACAGTATTTCTGGGATCCATCTGGAGACCTAGCGGCACCAGAAATGGGATACTATAAAAAAGAATTCGAATTTGGTAATTAGATAAAGGGGGCGGTATGCTAAATCCTCATACATTGAGAATTATCATCTGGTTTGTGTTTAGTATTGTTGGATGTATTTTATTTTTTATCGCTTATGGCCGCAGTCTTAAAAGGGCTTGCTCGTTTCTCCATGATGCAAAAGTAAGTTGCGATAAAATTAAAGAAAATAATAATTCTGGTGATTATGTAGACGCACACCAAAGGTATAAAGTCTGGAAAAATGAAGTTGCTAGTATAAAACGGCAGCGAACATACTGCCTCTTAGCCACCCCTGGAATCCTGGCCATAATCGCCATGATTTTCTGGTGATATGCATAGCCCACCGTGGTGGGCTTAACGTTTACCTTTGTACGAATCCCAACAATTTTTGCACCATGACATCAACCCATCACGGTTGTTTGCGTTTTTGTAATAGCTTGTGCGTTTACGGCGGATCTCACAAATTGGACACCATTTAGTGTGCTGTGTGTTTTTTGGACCATCCAGGCAGTGTGCGCACCAAGTTGTATATCCATCAGCGTGTTTACTAGATTTTCTATATTTATCTAAGGGCAGGTTTCTACTGCATCGCGTACAGACCTTACGCCCATCAGCAACCTGAACGGTATTTTCAATTAACGTAGGTGAAATCGTGGAAGAGGGGAGCGGGTTAACGACTTTTTCAACTCTTTGAGGCTGAATAAAGGTCTGCTGCTCCGTGTGCAAAGACTCGACAGATTTCTGCTCAGAAACCTGTTTGTAATAATCGGATATAACAGCTTTGTCATATTCAGAATGACTTTCGTTATTTAAGGTATTAGGTTTCGTATACTGAGTCGAAGCGCTGTCAATCACTTGTGTTTGCTGAATACGGATTTCCCCATCTTCAGTTTTAACAGTTTTGTTTCTGGTTATAACGGTTCGATTTGTGATTTTTGTTCTGTTCTGATTGATAACGAACAAGATCACAACAACTACGCCAACAACTACCCAGAAAATTTCCATAAAATCACTCTTAGCATTCAATTCACTCAGTAAAGATATGATAGAGCAGCATTTTCCGAAATCCTGATATTTTTACAGCATTAAGTCAGGATTCCGACCTCTAGCCCAATACATCATAGCCCTATGGATAACCACGGGGCTTTTTTATGCATTCAGATTACAAAACTCGCCTTACTGCTCTTAGCGATAAGCTCACCGATGTAGTTCTGGAAGAAGCCGATCCGGACAACTGGCCGGGGGCAGGGAAGGAAATCACAAAGCACACCAAACAGGAACGCGGCGATCGGTACTGGCATAAGAAGAATGCGGCCGCATCGCTAACCTTGTTGGTAAAAGTCCATTCACTTATTGGTATGCATACTCGCGGAGGCACGCCGAAGAGCGGCGGAGAAGATCCGGACGATGAAGCGTTCCAGTTAGGTCAGCAGGTAGCAGCTGCTGAGCGTAAAGCGCTGGAAGTCATCGAGAGGATACAGCACAAAGGCAAAAAATGATTTCGTTCCTGGCCTTCTTTTTGATGTGGGCGGAACGGATGAACTGGGATGTGCCGGACTGCCACTATAAAGCCTGCCACTGGCTGGAGCATCGCGGAAACCTCGCGGTGCTTCGCTGTTTTCGTGGCTTTGGTAAATCAACTATCCTGGGCGTTTATAACGCCTGGCGGTATTACTGCGATCGCCAGTACCGTATTCTGCATCAGTCGGAATCCGATACAACCGCCAGAAAGACCAGCCGCGATACGCAAAACGTTCTGCGTAATCACCCACTGACGAAAGGTATGTTGCCGGACGGCATCGGTACCATCGAGCAATGGTGGGTAAACGGCGCGCTGGATATGCGTAACGCCAGCATGTTCGCAAAAGGCATTCTGTCGAACGTTACCGGCGCCCGTGCCAACGAGTGCCAGAATGATGACGTGGAGGTGCCCGGCAATATCCAGACTCCGGAGGCTCGCGAAAAACTGCGCTATCGCCTAAGCGAGCAGACGCATATTTTGATACCCGGAGGCCGGAAATTGTTTATCGGTACGCCGCATACCCACGATAGTCTTTACGACGAGAAAGAAGCAGAGGGCGCTGATTGCCTGACGATAAAGCTATTCGATAAAGAGCACCGCGTCGAAGCGAAGAAGGCAACCAAAAAACGATACCGGATACCGTTCCGCCCAGAATATGTTTTTGTGGGGATCCACAAGGCCGCCCGGTTATTGATTGAGGGTACTGATTATCGATTGACGGAAGACGGTGTAGAGTTCGCAGCGCCGCCTGAAACTGTCGTGGATTTTTATGCCGGCTGCGCGTGGCCAGGCCGTTTCGATCATGATGAATTACTGCTGCGCCGTAAAGAATGCCGCACCGTCAACGAATGGGATAGCCAGTACCAGTTGCACAGTAAACCGGTTGGCGAGGTTCGTCTCGATCCCGACCGTATCCGCGAGTACAACGTCCAGCCTGAAATTCGCTATGCGAACCGTTCCTGCTCGATGTGGCTGGGACAGACGCAAATCGTCGGCGCTGTCGCCTGGTGGGATGTGGCCACCGGCAAAGTTAAGGCTGATGCTTCGGCATTTTCCCTTATTTTCACCGACGCCCGCGGGCATCTTTACTGGCATGTTTGCCAGGGGTTAACTGGCGAGCTGGCAGAATTTGGCTACAACGACAAAATCACCGGCGGTCAGGTGATGCAGATTAAAGAACTGGTGCTGAAGTACCAGATCCCGCTGGTCTGCGTAGAGGTAAACGGCCCCGGCAGTTTCGCCGGGAAGTTGCTTATTCAGGCGCTGAAGGGTACCGGCTGCGGCGTGCGGGAAGAGTTCAGCGTCACCAACAAACAAAAGCGCATCCTCGATGCTTTCGAAGCGCCGCTGTCGTCCCGGTTCCTGTGGGCGCATACCGACGTGCTCGACGGCCCAATGTACGACCAGATGCGGGATTTCAACCCGGCGTTAACTAACCAGCCAGACGACTTTATCGATTCGGGATCCGGTGCGATCAGTGCTACGCCTGTGCGCATCGGGAAATTAGTCGGGATTCCGACCGCGCAGGCGAGGGAGCATTGGCAGCCATACGATGGCGACATTTCGGTCGCTGTAGATTACTAGCCGCCGGAGCGCCACCTATGTCGGTACCTAACCAAATTCCTTATAACATCTATACCGCCAATGGACAGACGACCGTTTTTACTTACCAGTTCTATATCATCAGTGCCAGTGATTTAGAGGTAAGCATCAACGGTTCCGTTGTTACCAGCGGCTATACCGTATCCGGCGTTGGTAACAAAGACGGCGGTGATATTACATTCCTTACTCCGCCGGCAAACGGCGCAGTGGTTATGCTCGAACGTGTGGTACCGACATTTCGTCTCACCGATTATCAGGACAATGGCGATTTGCTTGCGGATACCGTCAATAAGGATTTTGACCGTATCTGGATGGCGATTCAACGCGCGTTTATCGATCTGGGGCTTTCACTTACTCGCCCACTTTTTGGCGGGCCGTATAACGCACAGGGCTACCGCATCGCTAATCTTGCTGATCCAGTCGATAAACAGGATGCCGCAACAAAGAGCTACGTTGATGCAACTGGTGCAGCCAACCTTCGCTATGCGCTGCGTTTCCCTGAAGTTGTCGAACCCATGCCGCGAGTAGCTGTTCGGGCTAATTCCCTTCAGGGGTATAACGCCCAGGGTAAACCAGTACCCGTTTTCTCGATGACCGATACCGCCGACCTTGCATTACAACTTGCATCCTTAACCGGTGCGAGTTTGATTGGAGGTCTGGGATTTATCACACCTGAAATGCATGGGGCGCTGGGGGATGGAAATACCGATGACCGCGTAGCAATTCAAGCTGCGATCGATAAGGCCAGCGAAAACTACATTAACGGGACTGGGCCAACAACGGTATGGATGGGTTACAAATACCTGGTATCTCTGAACCCAAACTCACCACTGTTACCCGGTGAAGTCGCTGCGGGTCGCGCGGTGTTCAATGTGCCAGACGGGGTGACAATCACCGGTGGCGGGCACATAGCGCTAGTTGACACCTACTCGGGTACGTCTTCCGGCGCAGTATTTACTAACTGGAGTGGCACCGCGAATAACTGCATCATCAGAGGTATTTCAATCGATTGCCGCTATGGTATAGCCCCCGGTCGTGGGATATCAGGTATCAACATTGTCGATTCTGATAATGTTCTGATTGATGGCGTGATAGTCATTAACGCATCGGGCGGGGGTATTTACCTGCGCCGTTGCTACGGTAACGCAGCCGATAGTAACTACGGATGCTCAAACAGCAAAATCATTAACTGTCATGTTAATAACGTTTATTACATCGGGATCCAGTGCGAGCGCCCGCGAGGCGTTCTCATTAATGGCAATACTATTACAAACACCAAAAATAACGGTATTGATATCGAGGGTGAAAACTCCAGCA